TTTATACTGTTTTTTGAAACAATGCCATAATATCTTGATGAATCATGATCAGCTGGTTTTTTAATTGTTATTTGTCCTGCATAGAATTTAATATATGTGCTGGGAGCTTGGCTGAATCCGCCTGCTAAGGAGGTTACAGTACCACGTAAATATAAATCAGTAGCAGTAGGAACCCACCCTTCCCAAGTACCCGTAATACCCAAAATAAAAAGAGCAATAATACAATAATCTCCCTTTATGACAAATAAATTCTTTGTATATATATCTGCGCGGCATTTGTACCTGAGGTACCACTGCTATTTGCCCACATAGTGAAGTTTATTTTTGTGGTTAACTGATGGGCGCTGATGTTAAAGTACACAGTCTGCTGAACGTTTACTTCAATGGGGGCTGTGACTAAAGAAATATGAGGATTATCAAGATTTATAGCGAACCCTTTAGACCATGTCTTTACACCAACAAATTGTATATTCAGTCTACTATAAGGCGTTAGATTATATGAATTACCACTTTTAAGATACACATTATTGTTTCCACCACTTCCAACATATATCTGATTACTGTCAAACCTTAATAAAGACAGACTCGACTGGGTAGAACCGCTAAATTTAGCATTATTAGCGCCATTATAATATAAGTCGTTAGCACCACCAACATACCCCTCCCAACTTCCCGTAATACCCAAAAAAAAAATAATGCACAAATGGTAATGGGAAAGAATCAGCTCAACCAAACACGATATAGATACCCATTAAACCTACCGCAGTATGGATACCTCACTCCATTAATTTGAGATATATTTAGAGAATATGTATTTTCTCCTACGGATACTGTAAAAAACTCGGTGCTTGCTCCATACTGTATATAATCTAATGTATTGCTTGTGTGCCATCCAAAAATTTTCGCACCATCAGTAATTGACGTTGATGAGTATATCTTAAAATTCAAATGATTATATCCTGTAAAATCAACTATATTTTTAGCAATTATAAGCATCGCATTATTAGATTTTCGGAAATACACCTGTCCTGACTCAAAAATTATATCTTGCACATCAGCCTTACTTCCGGGCAAAAAGTTGGAATGATTATTTCCATAGAGATATAGATCAGTAGCAGTTGAAACCCACCCCTCCCACGTTCCCGTAATACCCAAAAAAAGGATAGAAAGGGAGCATTGATTTATGATAGCCATATACGATAAATAGCTCCTGTTAGATCGTATTCATATGAAACTTTTCTCATAACACGCAATTTAAGAAATGTAGTAGCTTTACGATTAAACGGTATTATAAGGGTTGTAGTATAGTTTGTGTTTTCCTTCAATTCTATACTTCCTAATCTGTCCGAATACTCATCATATAATTCAATGATAAGCGAAACGTCGAATCTCAGGTTATTGGTTTGTATATTCAGCTTAGTATATGGCGAAAGATTATATGCTTTCCTAGCGGAAAAACTGAAGGCTGAGGTAGAACCTCCTCTTTTATTAAAAGTAATTTCGCCACTGTTAAATGTTACAAAGCCAGAGCTACAAGACCAATCAGCAATGTTATTGCCCCTTAAATATAGATCTGTCGCGGTAGGAACATACCCTTCCCAGGTACCCGTAATACCCATTATCTTAACCCCCTTCTTAATATTCCCCGCCGTCAGGTTCGAATCCCCCTTCACCACGACATTCCCCGTCACAAACCGGTTCGCGGCCACCACCGTTTTATCTGCGGTTCCCGCGGTATATGTACCGCCGCCCTGCGTGGCCATGGTCCCTGTAATCTTGTTCCCATTGACCCAGGCGGTCTGCCCCGGATAAATATTCGCCGCGGAGGCGGTACCCGGGGTCTGGCTTGCCAGGCTGTTTGCCGTGATGCTTCTGGTTCCATCGTGATAGCCGGGCAGAATGATCGAGCTCTGTCCGCAATTTAACGTTCCTTCTTGTTTCTGGTACGGCATGGTTCCCTCAACCGGGTCGTCATACCCGTTCACGCCTGCTGTATGTCCTTCCAATACCTGTGCCGTGGTAGCGGTGCAATCATCAGGATCGACCCCACCGCCGCTTCCGCCTGCAAAATAAATATTTCCCATCATTACACTCCTTTCAGCCCAACCGTAATATCAACCGCGGGCTTTTTATAAACTTTAAACGTCGCGCTCCCGTCATTCAAAAAAGCGGTGCCCGAAGAGAGAATCCCAAACGCCTTGTTATACGCCTTCTGCGCAGCCAGCTCCGCCCCGTCCGGCAGCATGCTCACCATAATCGGCGAAAGCTCAGCCGATCCGCCCGGCACATCCACCGTCTGCTCATAGGGAAGCGTTTCGCTCCATCCGGCCGCGGTCAGCGTCACCGGCGTCACATGCTCCCCACGTTTTGCCAGCTCCGCCAGCGCATTCTGGAAGGTGCTGGACCGAAGCGTGGTCTCATGATTGTCGAAGGTGAGCAGATCGGCGCTGAATTTAAGCAGCGCCACCCAGGTGCGGTCCGACTCCGAGGGCGTCACCTCCACATTGTCCCTTGTGGCGTACCACCAGACATTGTTGTAGGAAACCATATCATTGACATAATAGTCCTTCGTAATGCTGTAGGTCCCCCTTGGCGTCAGCCCGGTGCCGGAATCGCCCTTCTCACCCCGCGCGGTCCAGGGCGTCCAGAAATTCGTGTTCGTTGGCGGCGTGCCGATGGGGCAGTTGCCCGACAGGCACAAAAATGCCTCCGTATTGTCGTGGACAATATACGTGACCACGGAATACTTGGGATACTTCACAGTGGAAGCGTACTCGCCCTTGAGCTGGATAATATTTTGCAAATACGCCTGGAAATCGCTGAAATAAAACCGCTGCAGCGCCATGATGGCATCCAGGGTTTTGTTCATCGTGCTGGCGTTGACGATGATCCGTTTCAGAATCGGATTATTTTCAATCACCCCGTTAGCTTCCTCGAACTTGCCCTGATTGTAGAAATTCTGATATTGCGTGATCAGCGAAATGGTCTGGATCGTCGGGTCCAGGTATCGATCCCATTGATCCATGGAATCGGGAAACATAGTTTCAGTCAAATCTGTATAGGTTTGTGACATACGATACTCCTTTTAAATTTTGTACTGGTACGCCGGATAAAATGAGACGCAGCTGATTGACATTGTTGCTTCGGTGGTGCTCCCGGAAATGGACTTGATGATATACTGTTTTTCCTCCCCCTCGCCCTGTAACACATAGGAAATCTTCTGGTTGACGTCCAGCCACGGCACCGCAACGAGATCCAGGTCAAGAGAGCTGGAGAGCACCGTGTGGTTATAAATCTCATAGCGGGCCCTCTGCCCGGCCAGATCGTTGCTGTAGATGGAATCATAATCATCCCCCTCAAACACGTAAAGCAGCTCCCGCCCCAGCCGCGTTATGGTAAACGGACTGTCGGGGTTCTCGTCATACGCCTCCCCGAACACCTGGTATTGTCCCAGATAATAAAACGCCTGCTCCCGGCGGCGGTATTTAAACACGCCGTCCACCCCAACAGGCAGCGTCCCGGGGGCCAGCGGGACTCCGGCGTCGTCCACAACCGGCAGCGCGGACAATCCGTTGATGGACACCTTGGCATTTTCCGGGTTCGTGACGCCTATTTTAAACGCGATTTTCTCAAAATTGTCCATATCCCCCAGAGACGAGATTCCATCCAGGGAAATGCCGTAGACCGCGCCGGAGAGCGTGGAAGCGCCCGCATACCGGTCCGCGTCGATTACCTGCCCCCAGACCTGAACGTGGTTGTAAATCCCGGACAGCCCGGTGGAACGGCTCTCGCTGAGAACCAGCGGCCGCAGCTGCCCGTAATCGAGAATCACATTGTCCTCAAACCGCTGGGGAATCTTTCGCAGGAAAAAGGTTCCGTAAACGTCAAATCCCATTTCATATCCCGCATACAGATTCCGAATTTCATCCAGTATCTCATAAGCCGTCACATTTGCGGAAAATTCAAGATCATACGGAATTTCAAACCCGACGTCCTGGATGATATATTTGGCGATACCGGCCTCCTTTAAGGTTCCGGCGATGGCCTTGTACGCCTCCGTCCCGGCCTCGATTTTGGTATTCAGCCCCTCGAAATGGCCGCCCCGGTCCCCATTTAATGTGGTGACCAGGTCCTCGCAGTCGATGCTCAGGGTATAGCTGCCGTCGTCGCTGTAGGAAGCGCTCTGCACGGAAAATGTACCCATCAGGGTCCAGACGATTTCCCCGGTTCTCAGATGTTCGATCCCCACGTAGGGCCGCACATAGGTGTCGATCCACACCCAGCTGTCCGGCCCCAATAAAAAGGAGGCGTCCGTGACGGCGAGGCTTGCGTTGTAGGTCCTGCGCATATCCGAGTCCGCGTCCACCGAAAAGCTGTCGTCAAGTAAATTTCCCTCGACATAGTGGATGATCTTGAAATTCCGGTTCAAAATTTCAATCCTCGAATGCAGAATCCAATCCGACTGGTAAAGGATGTCCCGCTGCATCTGGGTAATATCTATCATAAAATCCCCCTTTTCAAATGCTGCGATCCACATCGTGGTCGGTGTCGATAAAGTTGTTGTCATAAAGATCGTTTACAGATTCACAATCACCGGTCTCAACCGCGGTAAAGCTTGTGGAGACATTGGAAATGTGGTTGTGGGAGGAGTGGGAGACCGGAGAGTCCACGATGCAGACCATGGCCATGCGCCCGTCGGCATACTTCAGGATTTTCGGCCTCCTGTTCGTGAGAAAATCATCCACCTCCTCGCGGTAAGCGCGGCTGTGCTCCAGGTCGAAGTCCCCGGTTCCGTCGTCAAAGGGGATAAACGTCCCCTCCACGCCGTATTCCCGGTAATTGGCGTCCCCATTGTAGACGGCGATGGATTTTTTCCGCCCCTTGGGCTCCAGCACGGAAACAGCAAAATTACGCCGTTCCGAAAGGCGCACGTCCAGAATCGCCCGGTAGGCCACATCCTTCTCAACCAGCACAATCCCGTCGAATTTCGAATGGACCCGGCTGGTATTGTGATTGCTGGAATACCGTCCCTCCACCCCGTTTAAGGTGGGCACGATGCTGTACTGGTACTCCTCCCCCGACCGGTTGTAAAAGTCGTTGCGCATAAAATTAAAATCCTCATTAGAATGGATGGGAATCTCAAAAAATGTCTTCCAGTGAAGATCGCCCACCCGCCGCTTCTTAACCAGGATGGAGGAGACCGACTCCGCGGTAAACTCCACATTTCCGCCAAAAAGGCTTTCCTGAAACAGCGCGTGTATTTTCGTGTCAAAATCCCACTCTTCGGGAATACTCCCGTCCCAGGTCGTATAAACCCTGGTGGTCACAAAAAACTCGTCAAACACGCCGCTGGACAACTGGATCATGTTGATGTCCTCCACATTTGTGGCGGTAGCCATCATGGAATCAGAATCCCCGCAGGCTGTTTTTCCCAAAATAATCATAACGGTTCCACCTCCTCCCCATAATCAAACGCGACGATTTCATACAGATTGTTCCGCCGTGTGAGCATAAATCCGATCAGCCGGTTGTCAGCCGGAAGCTCGATATAGTTGCTGATTCCCACATACGTCAGCTCCCCGGCGGCCCTTACGTCAAAATAAGCCTTCGGTACGCCTCTCGTGCCTTCGTACGCCCCCGTCCTGTAATACACGGAAATGGCGTATTTCCCGTTGGAGAGCACCATAGGAGCCGAATTGGGCGCAAAGCTACATCCCTTCAGCTCGATTGTAAAATCGTCCGGCACGCCGAAGCTGTCCTCGAATCTCAGCACCTGGGAGCTGTCCCGCAAATCGATCATTTCCCCGTTCACATAGGTGGGATCAATCTCAACCCCATCCCGGTACACATAGGCCCGGAGGGAAATGATATTGGATTTGACTGTGGTATAACCGCCCCTGGCGTTGTTGGCCAGCTCGATCAGGCTGTAGATCGTGGGCTGCAAATACCGGACGAAGACAAGAAAAAAATCCGTCTCAACCTGCATTCCGGTCACAGTCTGCCCAAAGGCCTTGATGTAATACTGCGTGTTATTTTCCATCCCCGTAACCGTCAGGGAAAGTTCCTCTGTGCGATAGTGGACCGGCGATGTATGGATCACCGTCTTATCACTGGAATACAGGGAAATATAATAATCCTCCAGCTCCTCCCCCTCCGGCTGGCTGTAGGACAGCCGCACCTGATAGGAATCGTTCTGGATCAGCTGGTCCTGCACCAGATTCGTAAAAACAAAATCCGGGGTCGTGTAGCAGTAGAAGAGTAACGGTTCGGACGGGGACGAGACGCCCTCCGCGCACATCACATTGACGGTAACCTTATAAAGAGTCCCGTTGACAAGGGTATTGGCCGGAACCGTGCATTCCTGTTTGTAAAAATTGGTCTGCGTTGCGGTATAGACGGTCTCATTGGTCTCATTGTTATATATGTGAACAATATTTCCGGTCTGTTGCGGATTGTTCCCGTCCCAGATATAAGTGATCTTAAAATCCAGACCGGCATCCTTTGAATTTCTGTTGCTGTTGTATAATACGGGTACACCGTTCATGATTCACCTCGAATTTAATAAACAATGAATGCACGATTCCAATTTCCATTTGGAAGCATGACTTCGACAATATCGCCTTCTGAATGGCCACCCCGGCTTCTGACCTGGTGAAGCGTATCGTTGCAGGAGACAATGCATGTTTCATGGCCTGTTTCCGACTTCACAATACAGCTCTTAACCGTGGGAACGCCGGAGTCCCGGATTAAAACCTCGACAAAGTCGCCAATCAGGTTTGATAATTCCTTTAAAATTTTCGTATCGGTCATATGATCTCCATAAAAGGCGGCGGCCCCTGTAAAAGAGCCGCCGCCCGGTGTCTGGTTCTATTTGTTTCTCATCAGGCGCTGCTGCAGGGCGGATTTCAGTGTTCCGTCCGCAATCGCCCGGGTGAACGTATCCACGTCCTTCACCTGAGGCAGATTCACGTCCCCGAAGTTGACCACCACATTTTCCTGCCGCACATTACCGGCAGTGAGACCAGCGGACGGGGAAAATGCCTCCGGCATCCCGGAAATACTTAAGGGTACGTTCTGTCCCAATGTGTCGATCAAGGACCGGGTCTGTTGGTCCTTAAGAACCGGCAGACCGTCGTCGATCTGTTCCAGGTGATCGCCGCGCAGGACATGTCTTGTGTCCGAAGGGTTCAGAACCGTCTCGCCCCCGGCGAAGGGGTAGTGGGTTTCACGCTTTGCCAAAAACGCTGCGCCGCTGTTTCGGATAATGATTTCCGGCCGGTTGCCCTCCGCCACCCGGTGAAGTCCGGGCCTGGCGTGGGTGGTTCCCTGGCCGTAGCCATAACGGTCCTCGGCATTGGACAGTTCTCGCATGGCCTTTTCGGCTTCCCGGCAGGAATCCACAATACTGTTGCACATTGTGGAAATGGAGCTGGCCATGGAGCGGTAGGTTTCCTGAAACGCGCCCAGATTTAACAGCCGCTGGCCCAGATATGTCCCCTCGGTCAGAACAGCCGCCGCATTGGCCTCATTGATGCTGCCCAGAGCCCCGCCCACGGCAAGAGCGGAATTAGACCACTCCGCCGCGTAATCAAAGACGGCCTGGCGTCTGGCGTCCGTGGCAAGGAGTTCATCCACGTTGTTGGCCGCCGCCGCGGTAGTGGCAGCCACGCTATCGGCAACATTGACCTGCGCATTTGACCAGGCGGAGGTGTAGGTGGAGAGGCTTGAGACGCGCTCGTCGTTGGCCTCAATCTCCGGCATGACGTCGCTGACGATATCATTGATTTCCTCCCGGGCTTCCCGGATGGTAATCTGCCCCATCTGCCAGGCTTCGATATAGTCCTCCACCTGCCGGATCAGCCGTTCATTTTCCTCGATCTGGCGCTCTGTCCAGGTCTGTTCCCGGTCATTTTTCTCGTACTGGCCGGACACATTCTCAAAATCGCCGGTATCCCCGGACGTCACCCGGTCCTGCCAGCCGGACCCCAGGATCGTCCCGGCCATGGTCATATCCTTGGCCCTCTGTATGGCCTCAGTGATGCCGTCCCAGGATTCCACAATCTTCTGAAGGCGGTCGATTTCCAGATCATAGCTCTCAAGCAGCGCGTCCCGGGACTCCTCGATATCCCGGATTTTGTCTTCCATATCGGAAATGGTCTGTTCAAAGAGCGCGTCCTCATATTCGCTCTGGGCGTTTCGGACCGCCTCCGAATCGGCCTCGTAGACAAAGCCGCCCTCGGATTCCCGGAAGATCCGGGTGGTCTTCTGATTCTTCGCCCGCTCCAGATTATAAAGCTTTTCCTCTAAGTCGAGCTGCTGTTTGCGCTCGTCGTTGGCCTTTTGCAGCCCGTCGATCTCATTCTGAATTGCATCGATCTGCTTTTGGGCCGTTTCCTCGGCCTCGTCCCGAAGCGTTTGCTGCGCCTCGATCTGATCCTGCAGGTGCCCGGTCACTCCGGCGATGGCGCTGTCCAGATCGTCCTGCTTATCCTGGAGCTCATCCAGCTCGTCGTTCAGGCTGTCATTTGCTTTTTCCAGGTATTGAATGGGCAGCTCCAGAATAGCCTTATTGTAGGCCGCCTGGTTCTGAGCGCACTTGGAGATGGCATTTTCACAATCCTGTATGGCTCCCAGACAATCGTAATAGGCGTCCTCGTCCTCATCCAACAGCAGCAGTTCCGCCTGAAGGCCGGTCAGCTTGTTCTGGTTATACTTTTCTTCCTGCCGCGACAGGCGGATCAGGGACTTGTACTGTTTCGAAGTGGCGTTGAGCCCCATAGACTCAGCCTCGTCCATCTGATTCTGAATGTCGGCGGCCTTATTCTGGACTACGCCGATTTTGTCGTCCAGGCGGGCCTGGGCCAGATCCATCTGCTTCAGCCGGGGATTTTCCAACTCCTTCTCGGCCTGCTTGATGGAGATCGTGGCAGAATTCCACTTATCCCGGTAGGATTGGGCTTTGGAGACGGCGTCTTTTAGGGTTTCGGGGATGGTTTCAATGCTGAAGCTGTCATACCCGGAAATCTTCTCCTGAAGATCCTGCGGCAGAGACTGAAGGGACTTCTGATACTCGTCGTAATACAGGTCGGCCTGGGATTGCAGCGCATTGTTGTAGGCTTCCTGGGTTTGGATCAGTTCTTTTAAGATGGGGAGTTTTTTTGAGTAGGGGTCGGTGTTTTCGAGGTCGGTGGTTAGGAGGTCGAGGTTTTGCTTGAGATTGTTGACGGACTCGGCGGCGAGGTCGAGTTCGGTTGACTGGGGGGATTTGGAACTGCCGGTGTTGCTTAGGGAGGTTGTGTTATTCCCGTAAATACCAGATTTGATTTTATTAATGTCTATCTGAAATTCGTAATCAAAACTGCCGTTTTCAATTTGATCGAGGGTATATTCCGCCTCCGACAATAATAGATTATTTCCGGGAACATTTAGATCTAAAGTACCGTTTTCATACTGATTCAAAACTGATTTGGCGCGGGCAAGTTTTGCCAGAACTTTTGTACTGGACCCAGCTGCATTTGCCAAAGTGATGATTTGATCAATATCAGAAGTTGTATCGATTTTTGTATCATTGACTGCTATTTTTTCGAGTTGCAACTGAGCGAGATATGCCCTGGAAATGCCAGCGGCCTCAGCCTCATCCAGAATTCGATTGATTTCATTGAGCGTTGCACCCTCCAAAGCTGAACTGGCCACTTCGGTATCATATTTTTGGGCCGCTAATTTAATTTGCTTTTGCACAAGGGCCTCTGTAACAATCTCTTCAGCATTTGCAACCCCCATAGAGGAGAGCATATCGATTGTCAGCTGTTTCGTATTATCAGATAACCCTTCAATAATATCAGTAGAATTAAGCCATGATGTTAGAAGGCTATCAAAAGCAGACTGGCATGCATTCACATCTTTAGGAGAATTGGAGATTGTATCGATAAAATCCGTATATGAATCACCGAGATCGCCGAACGTATCTTTAAATTTCGAATCAGTCAGTAGAGAAAAGTCAAATGGGTCGCTGCCGCCAATGGAAGACATGATCTTGTCAAGGGATTCGAAACCTTCGGATAGCTGATTGATACTGGAGATCATCTCTTCTTTGTTTTTTATTACATTGAGTTCCGGGCTATCGTTGTCCAGATCCTTTTGCACAATGTCTAATTGTGTAAGTATTGGTATTAGCTCATCAACAGCAACTCCACAAAGTTGTGCCCTTGCGGCTAATACGATAAAATTCAATCCGGCCTGACCGCTGTCCCAAAGTGCTTTTAAATCAGTATCTGTGTAATTTTCTTCTTTTATTATACTTGTAAGATCTCCGAGGCCCCACCAGTTGTTGTGCAGTTTTTGCGTAAACCCAATAAGTTTGGTATCAGCCTGGTCAAATACTGTATCGATAACAGAGGAATATTTGCCCCACTCTTCTTCGTTATCGTAAATAGCACTTTTTAATTCTATTAAATTATTATATGCGGTTATTACGGATTCATCATTGTAGGGGGTATCACTCTTTAGCAACGCCTCATTGTAATCCTGTACTGCTTGTATCGCTTGGTTGTATTGGGGAGATAAGTTATCATCGACGACTATTTCATAGGTTAATGCTTGAATGTATTGTTTCCCATAACCGTCAATAATTGATTTTGAACGATTTAACTCTTTTGATGATATTTCAATCACATCATCAAAGAGGTGTTCGTCTCCCAATTCTTTCGCTTTTTTCTTTACATCGGTTTCAAAAGCGTTAATGGTCTCGTACGCCGTTTCAGCGTTGGCATTTAAATGAATTGAAAATTGTGTATAATCACCAGTTCCTAATTCATCCTGTAAAGTAACGCCGGAATCTTCATACTTTTTTGCAATCTCGATTAGGGCTTTACCTTCTTCGGTAGTACCAACTAAGCCTGTATAACTGAGGTTGTAATGTTTATCCTCAGTCATTTTTTTGTTGGCGGTTCTGATATCTGCCTCATTTTCATTGAGGTATTTTTGAGCAGTTTCTTTGTTTAGATTTTTGATTGCCTCAGTCTGGTCACGATATGCGTCAGTTACCAGGTTAAGCTTACCATACTCGTCGCCATATTTATCATTTAACTCTTTTTGTAAATCAAGAAGCTGCTTTTTTATATTATAGGTTTCTTCCTCATTCCCTTTGGCGTCTAAAAGGGCAGTGCGAAGTTCACCATAACGTTTACTATAATCCTCGATAGCCTTTGATGTCTCAGCATATGTCCGTGCGGTATCCTCAGCCGCTTGCCTGTTCTGTTCCTGGTGCTGTTTCCAACTTGAATATGCGCCAATTACAATACCAACAGCAGTAGTGATTGACATAAATGGATGAGCTTTCATCGTAGCCCAAAGACCTTTCGCAGCCGTGCCGAATCCAAGGGTGGAAGCAGTGGCTTTTTGTTCGGCAGCGGAGAAGACGGCAGCTTGGACAGCTGCGTCTAGTTCAGCATCGGATAAACCAGATGCTATGAAAATTGCCTGTGCTTGCTTTTCGTTCAAGGATACCTGAGATGTTGCTAATTTGAGAACTTCTGCATTATATCCTTCTGTTGCATGCACTAAATCTTTTATAAGTTTTTTGTCTCTCCCTTTTGCGTTATCTGGAAATTTGTTATAATTAGTTAGTATATTCTGAATATCTTGAATAGCACTAAATGAGTTACCTAGATCATTAAGTTGCGTACAAAAGTAATAAATATTGTTATTATTATTTCTTTATGATATACTAAGATTACAAAATTTGACGAATGGGGTGAATAAATATGTCTATTATTAAATGCCCAGAATGCGGAAAAGATATAAGTGATAAATCTAAAATTTGCATTCATTGCGGTTTCCCAATTAGCAACAGTCAGAACAGTAGGATTTTTAAGACAGGTACAGAAATAGGTTATCCTTGCGAAACATGCGGTCTTTTCAATGCGAATTTTATAGTCCAAAATAGTAATGAAACGAAAACAGAAGCGATATGTCAAGGGTGTGGTGAAAATGTAAGCATTGATTTTACAAAGGTAGTTTTAACTGATGATGAATATAATTTAATTGATGATGATATATATGACAATAATCTTGAATCGGCCGCAAATAAAATTATCTCAATGATTCACTGTGATTATGATACGGCATACAATTTCGTGTTAAAATGTCATCAAGAGTGGAGTGATTTAGAAAAAAGGTATAATATACCTCATCACGACGATAGAACTGAAATCTTAAGGAAAATAGAATTACGAAATGAGCGTCAAAGATTAAGTCAGGAGTATCAATATCGTAATAATGCAGAATGCCCTTATTGCCATTCCAAAAACACAAAGAAAATTTCAGGTATATCAAAAGCTGGCAGTGTAGTATTATGGGGTGTATTTGCGGTAGGGAAAGTTGGAAAGCAATGGCATTGTAACAACTGCAAATCGGATTTTTGAATATTGGTACATGTGATAGTTTTAACACATTTAAACTATTTTAGGTAAAACCATCAGATAGAAGTGCGTTTTTTCACTTGTCATTGCGTATAGAAGAAGCCCGCATACAGACAGTCATAAACAAATATTAGTATGAGATTGATAAACTGAAGGAAATGGCTCGTCAAATTAAAGGGATGGCATACTGGAATCAAAAACTGAAAGTATTTGAACGAGTTATCTATAGGAGCGCTGTGCTGGAATTACCCAGAGAATCAGCGCTCAAGATTTTTATGAATATATCAGTTTAATAGGGACAATGTGATATTCAGAATTGATTTTTATTAACATTCTCCTTTTCAACAATACAATCGGCATTATGGCCAACGGAGTATCAGTAGAGATTAAGCCCATTTAGTTACATCAGACAACATAATGGACAATGCTGCTAACAACACGGTAGTCCTGATTACCGTGACTGATTTCGGCATAACTTTGCCGTGTGGATTACCACAATTATACTATGTTAGAACATATATTAACAGAACATCAAATAAGGCTTTGATACTCTGCGAGGAATCATGCTCGTTGAACTTTCCCGACCTTTGGTGATTTTATCCCGACATTGCTTTCGCAATCGCTGTCTATCGGATTATTACACGGCTGTGCGCAGGTAAGGTTAGCTGCCAGTTAGTTTTGTACCCATTTGATTTTCATCACGCACTTAGACCGTATGGTTTAGTCATATGCATCTCACTCTCGACCATAGTAATGCCGATTGATTTTTTTGCCTTTCGGTTGCATTCACGTCTGCCTCTCGACTGCGTTGTAGCATAGTGAGCATTAGGGTTTCAGGCCAATTCGTCCTCTTTTTATTTTTAAACTTTCATCCTAAGGGGTTGATATTGCCGCCATTATGGCATTTCTCCCCACATAGTAGACCATCTTAAAAATCTAGGCAATTTTTAAGCAGCTCTTATTGCAGAGCCAATCGAAGTTTTTTATAAATGCCGTTATCGCCCCTCCGGATACGAGCGTCGGCAATAAACCGAATCCATCTACAAGTTTATCTAAGATATTTAGCAGTGCAATGCCGCCATCCGCCAACACCTTCAACACATCCGATCCCAGCACAGTATTGGACAAAGATTGAAACGCCGCTTCCAACTGCTGCGTCTTCGCTTCCAGGCTGTCCAGCCACCGCGCCTGTTCCTGCATAGCATAGCCATCCGAGTTCAGCGCATCACCGTATGCCTGCTGTACCTGCCCTTTTTGGAACGCTTTTAATAACGCCGAAACATTACCGGCATCCTGTTTGCCTGCGATTACATCCAAAAGCTCAGCCTGATCTGTCGCACTGATATCATTCCATACCCTGGATATACTCAAAAGAATATCATAGGTGGATTTAAGTTTCGACGGATCAAAATCATCGAATATATTGACTGCGCCTTTTGTGTACTCCGAGATGCGGCTTTGAAGCTTGTCTACCGGCAGCACATCAGAAGCATCTTCGCCGAAGGCCTCAAGTTCCTCTTTCATCCCCCGAAGTCTCAAAGCCAGAACTTTCAATGAATTTCCCATTCCGCCTGCGTCTCTTGTGATTTCCGCGCCGCCAGCGATCATGGCGAGGGTCTGCTCAATGTCATTGTTGGCCAATGCCATTGCGTCCGCGCTCTTTCTGAGTCCGTCCCCCAGATCGGCGGCGGATATGGAATACTCGCTTCCCAGTGCATTAAGCTGATCTACAATGGAAATGCTGTCGGAGGCTTCGATATTAAATGCTTTCATAGCGGCCGCCAGTTCCGATATGGCGGTCTGATCATCTACATTTCCGATATTCGCGTAAACGGAAGATATCTCCGCCAGTTTATCCGCCTCATCCAGACTGAATCCAAGCCCTGCCCAGGCGGCAGTCTGATCGATCAGGCCCGATATTGAGCGTCCCAGTCCCTGAGCTTTGGAAGCGGCCTGATCAAGAAACTGCGAATACTTCCAATCTGTTTCGTCCGTTACACGGTACAGTTTGGTCATCGCAGTATCAATTTTGTAGACTTCTTCGGGAATTTTTTTTAATTGGTTCCACAATTCATTGATCGCGCTTGAACCGATTTTGCTGTTTTTAAACTTATTGAAAACCTGGGAGAGAGACTGATCGGAGACATTTTCATTCAGCTTTTCCTGCTCCCCGGCTGCCTTTTTTGCCCCGGCTTCAATCTCTTTGTAGAACTGCTTTGCCCACTGCGCGGCCAGTTTGTCGGGAACTGCATCTCCAAGGGTGCCTTTGATCATGTTAGATAACGCTTTGGACTGCTTTTCGATTTCCGCCTTGTTTTTTCCAAACTGATCCAGGACAATATCCGCGCCAATCTTTAAGCGCTCCTTCGCCAGTTTCTTCTGTACGTCCGCCAAGCTGCTATCGTCGATCATCGCCTGAAGACGTATTTTATAATCATTATTCATTGAAGAACTCCTTCCGTACCGTCAGAATCATTCCTGTTTCGGAAATAATCCGCCGTTCCTCCCCCCATCCCCCCGCTCATGAATCACCTCCGCCAACTTCCCCAGAAATTCCCCTCTCAACTCATCCAAAGGCACGTCCTTCAAAGCGGCGTAGAGCCTGGACAAAAGCGCGGCGATGTCCTTCTGCTCGGCGGCAACCGCCTCAAGGACCGTATACAGCGCCAGTTTCAGTTTCCATTCCTTATACTTCATCCGAATCAGTGTGATCATATCCTGTATTCCTCCCATGATTTCCTTCAATGTATTGTTTCAACAGCTGGTGCATTCCGGTGGACGCCAAACCGCTGATCAGCCCGGACAGCACAACCTGCGGCGTGAAGATCCAGCCACTGATCCACGAGGCGGTGACCACGCCCAAAACAGCCACGATGGTAGGGATATACTTGTTATCCACATCGCGCACCCATTTTTTTACAATAAAGCCTGTGCAGAGGCAGATTCCCACCACAACAGGCAGCATAAATTCATTCAAAAACTCCAATTTGTCCCCCGTTTCCGTAAAAACAGGGAACAACGAACTTCATTTCCGACGTTTGTCGTTCCCCATTTCTACTTCTCCAATCAATCTACAACACTACACAACACCGTCGGCATTTTCCCGTCGACATCAGCCGATAATGGCCATGTCATAGATGCGGTCTTCATCGTCCGCCAGCAGGTTGCATGTGATGGTCATCTCGATGATGCCGGTATTGCTCAGGGCCAGGCTCATGGCAGCCTGAGGCTGGGCCTTATAATAGGTGAGGTGCATGTCCGCGATCTCGTCGTCCTCGGTCTTCCAGGGCGTCTCGCCGTAGATGACAAATGCCTTGGGGAAGGATTTGGAATTGAACTTCACCACCTGGGCCCCGGAGTCAACCTTCACCATGCCGTACACCACAAAATCGCCGGCAGAGCCCTCGGGCAGTGTGATCGCGTGGTCGGAAACCGTGATTTCCAGGGATTTTCCGCAATCGTCGTCAGCCGGGTACACGTAAATGGAACCCGAAACCAGCTCCACGTCGGCGGGAATGGTGAGGGTTGTGCCGGAAGCGGTCAGCACCATTCTCTTCAGGTACTCAAAATGATCTTCGATCTCCGTGCCGGAAATCAGGCTGAACAGCTTCATGGTCGCAATCTGGGTCTGAATTTCCAGCGTGCCGGTCCGGTTGCTGTCAAAGGCCACCCGGTTGGGCGCGCCCTGTCCGCCGGTGGCGAAATCGCGGGTCGCCTCCAGTCCGGTGGTGGTCACATTGGCGAAATCCAGGTTCAGCCAGGGCTTTTTGCTCTTGTAGTCCAGGAAAATGAGATCGGCGACATCCTTGTTGGACATGTTGGGATTAAATGACATAGTTTTTTCTCCTTTTTAAATAAAATGCTCACGATCGCAATCGTGGTTAAAAGTTACCATCCTTCAGCTTTTCGATCCACTGCATGGGACTATAGTCCTTTGGATCTTTATAGGAAAATGTGTTGGCGGCCAGCGCGTCGCCGTAGTCGGACTGCCTTGCGTGGATATACTCGTAGAACAGCCGGATGAACTGATAATAGGTCAGCCCTCCCACATTTAAAAGGTTGATTCCAACCTTGTTGTGGGTGCAGTATTTCAGAACCATGTTGTCGAATTCGTAAGCCTCGTCCTGCTTTTTGACGCTGCTTTTGTTGTTGCGGATTTTCTCCATCAATTTCCGCGCGCGTTCGCTTTTGAAGCGGACCGGCTTATCCACCGGCTTTTTAAGCCCCAAAACCGAGGCCACGCTCTCCCGGAACCGGTCGAAATTCCGGCCGTCGATCCGCCCGGCAGTCTGTTCTCCGCCGTCGGTCAAATCCACGATCTCAAACGCCCCGCTCCGTTCCAGAAACCGCACCTCATCGTTGGCAATAAACACGCGGATGTACTGAAACAGAAGCTGGGGAGTCATTGCGAGTACGAGCTCATAGAGGGAAATGGGATCGGATTTTAATTCATCCAGATTGAATTTTGAGATGAACTCATCTCTTGAGATCAGAGTCAGATTGAGAAACGTGCAGAAAATGTGATAGGTCATTCGGCGGATCTCCAACAGGGTGGGACAGCGGATTTTGCCAATTCCGTCCACCGCGTAGGGTTCATTCCACAAATAGTCGTAAGACGAGTAACGGTTGATAGGATCACCTGCTTTACATTGAAATCGGGCCCTGAAAATACCGGCCGCCCGGGCGTCTGGGCCATACTGCCGTCAGTTTCCATATATGATATATACATGCGGGAAAACAGCGGAAAACCCCGGCAGCGCGGTCAAAACTCCGTTTTTCTATTTGTGGTTCGCTTTTCGTTGTACCGCCGGTACCGCATCAAATCATTGTCTGCCCGGCAGGCCCGGCACAACGTTTTCCGGTTTCCGCCCTTTTCAATCAAAGCTGCGCAGACCGCACACCGTTTATATCCTTTGCGCGAACTTTGGGGAACCCCGTAATACTGTTTCTGCCACTTCCGAAGCTCCCCGTCCAGACACCGGCTCATATATTTTACATAGAAATGATCCTCAGTCAGGAAATCCACCCGGCCAAGCACGCAGGCCTTCCCCTCATACTGGTCGGCCAGCTTGCAGTTTTGAAAGCACCGGTACAAAAATATCTCAATCAGCCGCTTATAATCGTTCCAGGGCAGTGTCATTTTCCCGCGCTTAAGCGCTTCCTTTACCGTCCCGGCCTCCTCCATGGCCCGGCTGATTTGCGCCTCCACGTCCGCCGGGTCCATTTCCGCCCCGGCGGTCCACTCGTAATACAGGCGCTTGGGCGTTTTCAGCAAATCCAGGTACGCCTTGTCCAGAATGATTTCCGGGTCAAAATACCTGGTATACAGGTTGTTGATCTTCTGCCGGAGAAGGGGCCGCCAGTTTTCCTCCTTTGTGGTGGATTTACAGGCCAGATATTCGACTCTTGTCCAGCCCGCGAAAATCCGCCCCAGTTCGCTGCCCGCCGCCGTCCGGTTTACCCGGTAGCGGATCGTTCGGGTCCAGGTCCTGCGCTTGTTGGCACAGGACCAGATGGAAGCGCAGAAGGCGTTTAAAATGTCCGACCGTTCCTCCTCAGTTTCCGCCCACTTGTAATCCTCCACAATCTCATACAAATACAAATCCTCACACTGGTAAATCGGAATCATCCCCCTCAAACACAAAATATTTCCCCAGATACTCGTAAGCGCCCTCAGTCCCGGCGGGAACCTCCCGGATCGCCGCTTCCGGCCTGGGACCGGCGTTTTGCTTCAGGTTCGCAATGATGTAATCCCCGTAAGCCGACCAGGCAAATGCCTTGCTGACGGACAGGGAGCGGTAGGAGGCGGCGATCACATAATTCGCAATCAGCGTCTCGTCCATTTTCAACTCATCCCTCAGTCTGCCCTTGAAATGCTCCACGATCAAATCGAAGCTGAATCCGCGCTGTCCGGGGTCGGAATGGGAGGCCGCGCCGCTGTTTTGGGAAAAATGCAGCTTGATGGCGGCGGCGTAATCATTGATATAGCTCCGGCATATTCGGAGTTTGGCCCGGTCCGTCAGGTCCAGCCCCGGCTTCAGGATCAGGGAACGGGTGTCCGCCAGATCGTCCACACATCGGTCCCACAAAATCCGTTTCTTCTCCCAGGCGCAGATATAGTCGCACAGCTCGTTCATGGGAGAGGGAGAGTGGTATGCGTTCAGCTTCATGCGTTCCTCACCCTCCCCGAGCCCCTTGTTCTTCTCCTGGAGTTTTTCGTAGAGGGCCCGTTTCTGGGGATAATTGTAAAGAAGGAAATAGGGCAGTTGCTTCAAATGCTTTTGCAGCCCCCGGTTCATGTGCCAGCGAAAGCCGGTTTTCAAAAAATCGATTTCCTTTCCCTGGAAAATGCGCAGGAGAGAGCAGTAGTCGGAATAGCGTTTCTTCAAATCCTCATCCGTTGTGTACCGGTTTTCGATGCTGGTCGCCACATTTGTGATCTCTCCGATCCGGTTGTCCCGAGTCATTACCTCGTATTCCACAAGATTTTCGACCGTGTAGCCCCGGGACCGGGCGGTCTGCTTGTCCTCAATGTCCAGAATCACCGGCTTCTCGATTTTGGAAGCCACAATCACCGGGTCGTCGCACAGAAAGAAAATATCCCCGTCAAAATCCGCCCCGCCCTGCTGGGGAGCCGAGATATCGTGCAGATTGAACATGACCACGTCCTGATCCTTGAAATGGCCGAACCATTTCTGGATCAGGTCGTTGCGGGCGATCCGAACCCGGTTGACCTCCGACGGATCGACCAGGGGCGAGCGGAAGGAGAGAATTTCCCCGCACTCAAAATTGGCGCTGTACAGCTCCCGTTCCCCCAGGCAGCCCACCGGCTCCATTCCGGCGGCGTACTGCAAATATCCGATCATATCGCCCACGCCGGTGTGGTAAAACCCGGAACAATAAATCTTACCCACCTTGGCCTCGTCGATCAGTTTTTTCAGCTTCCGGTAAAGGAACTGTTTGACCGCCGGGTCCTTTAACATCCCGTCGTGAATCAGCGCCGCCTCCAGATACCGGCTTTCCGGCTCATAATCGCCGGTGTCCGTGATCCCCATGAATTTGTATGTATAGAACCGGTCACCCTTCAGAATCTTTTCCAGAAGCGCGGTGGTATATTTGGCGATTTTGATGATTTTGCCGTCATTTTCCGGGTCGAGAATATCATACTGGAAATCCCGCTCCTCGTACCGCCTGATATATTTGGGGTTCCACAAATCCAGGCATTGCAGATACTGGAAATTCATGCGGGTGTATTTGTTGAGGTTTCGGATGTGATGGCTGTATTTGCTGATCCCCAGCTTGAACCGGTATTTTTCCACCGTGTTCCGGTATTCGTCCCACGCCCTGTCTCCGTAGGCCGATTGAAACAATTTGTGGCCTTTGAACATGGAAATATTCCAGATGCAGTCGATGGTATCCACCGGATGCGCGCGGCCGTAGACGTCGGTAATCGTTTCAACGCCCCATTCCTTTAAAATGTCCCGGAACGGAACGTAGACCGAGTAGCCCTTCATGAACGGCATCCGCACCTGAACCCCGACGGCGTTGTAATCCAGCCCCAGCTGGGCGCTGACCTGCTCCATAAATTCCCGCTCATGGCAGCCGCACCCGTCAAATGGGGACAGCCGGATATCCGCCAGGCCCTCCCGCACCTCCCTGGCCTGGTAGATCACGGTTTTTCCCGTCTCCTGATCCACCAGCTCCTGTTCCCGCTCCGCCACATATTTGATGAGCTGGCCCGGAATCGTCTTTTCATATTCGCCGAGGATCACAATATTGGGCATGTAGTCCCGGATCAGGGTGCAGGCGCTGAAGGCCAGGCACCTCTGGGCCTCGTACTTTGCGATGACGCAGTGGTCGACGGAAATATCCATCTGCGTAATCCGGTATAATTCATCAAACATGGAATCGCACACAAAGGCGGTGATTCCGTCCTTGCCCTGGGATGCCGATTTCCCGAACCGGGAAAAATGCACCCCGTTGTAGGTAAAACCATGGCGCAAAACAGTGCGCAGCGCGGTTTCCTGGTTGGGATTCTTCCGCGCGGTCACCAGAATCACCTCCTGAATTCGCTCCGAAGGGTAACCACGCAGCCGCTCAATCTGGTCAAACAGGAGGGAGTCCCCCTGGGCCACCAGGTATTCCCGGTTTATTTCCTCTTCCTCCGTCAACTGTAAATCAAAATCATGGCGGATCAATTCCCGGAGGGGGAGCTTCACAAGGGTATACATTGCCTGATTCATACGTCCGCCTCCTTCCCTGCAAGCCCTCTGTCTCTGGCCTGCGCGTTTAGCCGGCACTGCTCGTCAAATCTCCTCGCCGCCACAATCCGAAGGGCGGCGGGGGACTCTTTTTCACGCCGGCCACTGTATTCCGTATTAAAATCGGATTCAAAAATCAGCCCTCCGAAGGTGCGGTTCTGTTTCAACAGATCATTCATTTTCAATCAACTTCCTTTCTACTAAAATATTCAATCCTTTGGGTAATGGTTGTCCAGATAGGGATTTCCCCTCTGCCGGAGCAGGTCCTCGCACACGGAGAACGCGATCCAGTCCCCGTCCTCCCTGCGCCGCGACCGGAGCTGATGGTACTTCCACCGGTCGATCAGAGCCTGATCCGTGAGCAGCACGTAGCGCGTGCAGATGGCGTTGTACCGTGCAAAATAGACGGCGTTCGAATGCGGATCAAACATTGATTCCCTCCTTTTCAAAAACGGTTCTGTTGATAGATTCTCTGTTTTGTGGCGGGAAGTTGACAAAATGAATGAAAAACGTCATCGGTACAGGTTGTAATCAATTCAGACAGCAGTTTGGAAGGAGTACACAATGGGCGAATGGAAACGGGAGAATCGGAACGAGTATCTGGAGGCGCTGAAAGCATACAGAGAAACGAAAGCTCTGAAACCGATGATCAGGCTTTTCACAAAGTAGCCGTTCTTTTATTCCGAAAAATGCAGGTACTTTATGTAAGAAATCCATAGGCGAATGCGGGAGGCGTTGACGTAACGGTTAATGCCTCTTAATTTTTTGAAATTATATCGAACAAATGTTCTGTTTGGGCTTGACACGAACATGTGTTCGAATTATAATGAGCATCAGAAAGAGGGGGTATTATTTATGGATGGTAAGCGCCAACAGGAGACGCTTGATTACTATTGTGGCAACAACATGGCCCGGCTCAGGCAGATTGCCTACCCGATTTTCACCCACTTCGGCGGAATCTCGGCGAAGGATTACGACGAATTTTACAGCGAGGCCAACCGGACCGTCTGGAGCGCCGCCGCGTCCTTTGACGATTCCAGGGGCGAGGAATTCGAAGCGTTTCTTAAAAGCTGCCTTTCACGGAAGTTCAAGTCCCTGATGACAAGCCGGAACAGGGTGAAACGGATTGCGGACAGGATGTGTCTTTCCCTGGATGCGCCCGTGGAGGAAGAGGGCGGAGCGACACTTGGGGACGTGCTTTTGTCTCCCTTTGACCTGGAGACAGAGCTTCTCATAGAGACCGGTGCGCCCTCCGGCAGCCGGATGGAACAATATCTGGAAAGACTTTCCCGGAAACAGCGGGAGATCGCCGCGCTGTTGTCGGAGGGGTACAAGCCCTCCGAGATCCGGGAGCAATTACATCTGTCAGAAAAGGAATATTCGAATCACATGGCCATGCTCAGGTCATATGAAAATGTTTCAGTGTTATTTTAGCAGGAGGTACAATCAATATGGGAATGATGGGGCGGGATAAAACCAAAAAGGACACCTACATGTGCGCTACGTTGCTCAATATGTTCAGCCGCAGGGAATTGCGGAAAAATCACCCGCAGCAGAGAAAAGCGGACAAGTGGAAGAGCGATGCCAGGGACGGTTTTATCGCAACCGCCATTAAGCATGAAGACGTGGATTCCATCAAGATTTGCGAACAGCTGGTGGACGGCAAGGTGATTCTCTGGCTCATTGACGGGTTGCAGAGATTGACCGTTCTTGAAAAATACAAGAAGGGTATCTTCAAGCTGGGCAAAAATGTGGAGCTGCCCATCGTCTATTACCAGAGGCCCGGCAAAACCATCGACGAGTACGGCGCGCCGGTCATGGAGGACGTGGAGTTTGACCTGCGCGAAAAGGGCTACGCTGATCTCCCTATGGAGTTGAAGGAAAAGTTCGACAATTACCAGATCGACGTGGTCAAGCATCTGGACTGTACGGATGAGGAGATCGGCTACCATATTCGCCGCTATAACCGCCAGACCTCCATGAACCACAACGAAAACAGCATCACCTACATGGACGCCATCGCCAAAAACGTGAAGGAAATCTCCCAGTCCCACCGCTTTTTCAAGGATTGCGGCAGCTTTTCCGCCACGGAGCTGAACAACGGAACCTGCGAGCGGGTGGTGTGCGAGTCTCTGATGGCCATGTTCCATCTGGAAAACTGGCAGAAAAACTCAAAAAAATTGGGAACCTATCTGAACCAGAACGCGTCCGACCGCGAGTTTCAGACGCTCAGGCAGGAGCTGGACCGCCTGGAGGCGGTGGTGGGGG